ATCTAAAAACTTATAACGCTGAAATAAGGGCACAAACTGTGCCAAACGAGTAGTGGCCCAGCCAGAATCACTTGGAGCTAACGGGACAGTATATGTTACAGCACCTACAGCAGGTCCAGAATCTCCTGACGACACAACGTCTAAGAGATCAGATCCGCTCAAAACAATACCATCGGCTTTCCTTCCTTTCCCTCGCATAGCAGTAATTTCCCAATCCTGTTCAATCTTATGAGCGAACTCAGAAACACCAACAGTAGGCCGTACACCAGCCCTTTTAAGACGTTTCTTAACGTTCTGTTGATAGCTGCGCTGGACCCTACGGCCCCTCTTCGCAACTTTTTTCTGAACTCGCTTCTTCCTGTTGAGCTTAGCTTTTTTCGCTTTATATGCTTTGCCTCGCGGAGGCACAGCAGGACCAACCTTCTTTCCATCTGCTTGAACAAATTGCTCCCTAGGGGCAGATGTTAATTCCGCTTCAAACTCACCCAACAACGTTGCTGCGGCTTTTACACCCTCAGCAGCGCGTTCCTTACGAGTTAAACGTTTGTTACTCTTCCGCTGTTCTTTTACCTCAACCTCAACATCCAACACAGGATCGTGTCGTTTACGAGGTTGACCCCACTGCCTGGGGACTTGCGTCATTCCTTTATCAGCCATTGCTAACGAATAGGGTTGATTACAAAAAGCCATCTTCATCCCTTCCTTGTACAAATGCTCTCCAAGGTCATCAGCAACGACATGAGCTATCTCATTACAAGCTTCCTGGTCACAAAGCAACTCTTCTTCTCGAGTAAATGCTTCGCCATAACACCGATCATGACGCATGCAAGCTGCATCGGTGTCGCTCTTAGGTGGCCCCTCAGACTCATGCCCGGGGCCACAGTGGTCTCCATGATTAGGTACCATGGACCAATAAAAAGGACGCTCCTCCTTCCTCAGCACATCTGTATTGCTTGTTAACCAACTGAGTAAGTTCACGAATAGGGCATGGTTTATCCGTGTACTGCGTCCACATACGTTCCATTCCTGGTAATCCAACAGCTGTGGCGCGGAACAATGGGTCTCTAGAAACCAACCCAATCGCCTTCCACACCATAAAATAATCATACAACTGAAGGAACAATTCACTATCCCCATGGAACACTAGGGGAAAAGCAAGCTCTGCTGCGGCATACGCCCGCATTAGAGTCTTAATATCATCCGGCTTACCCTTACGGTATTCATTCACAGCTAAAATCTTATCCGGATTGATGAATGGTAAAAAGATCTCCCACCCACCTATTTGAGCTAACACAGAACCACGACCAGCGAACAAAGAGTCATCTAGTCGCCCGGTGCCTTCCCGATCTGGTGGCCATCCACCTTCCAACCCAGCTTTTAAAAAATGCTCAGGTTTCATAGGATTTTGGCCAGGTGATAGAGTGAAAATATTATCATCACCGATTATCTTCACTCGCACCCACCGGTTAAAAACTGCTAAAGATGTCCCACCTCCAGCAACATTAGCATTGCCGTCAGCAAGCATCCAAGCTCGCATCATGAGGCGACGGATACCAATCGTGTTCACCACGATGGTTGCAAACTGCCCACTGGGATTGTCACAAGGTCACAACATAATCCCACCTGTAATCGTTAAAACAGCTGGCGCATTCGCTACCCTAGCAAAAACACGCATTATGGGCGCACTCCACTTCTCCTCATACATCGATGCAATCAGTTGAGCTGTTTGATAATGCCACTCATGTGGAAAATTCTTATCATACTTTGGCATATCATAACAATAGAGCTCATCAACTGACAAATCACCCGTTATGTAACGAACAAACTCGTCCCATTTACCGTAGTAAACTTCCATCCCAGCGGCTGAAAAGAAAGAAAGAACCTTTCCCGCGGCCATAAAGCGACGCACAAAATCTCCACAGAGCATCCGCGCCGTCATTACAGGGATTATACAATCAGCCATAAACAAACGGGTTTTGAAATCAAGAACGCGCGCAAAATCACGCCGTTCATCTTTCTCAGAAGCCTTGTAAAACCACATTGGAATTATGCCATC